GTCGTTAAATTCATCTGCTGATAATTCCCCAGAAGCCCCCGCTGTGTTGTCTAATTTATCCCCAATATCTAACATTTATTTCTCCTTTATATAATTATTTATTTTACCTATATTAATAGTTCATATTCCCAATTCATAAAAGATGGAACAACATCATTTAAAGCAATATCAATTAAATCTTTTGTTGCCTGTGGTATTTCTGCGTTAAAAAATCTTACTGGAAATTCCAGAGGAAATTGATTGTTTGCTAATACGTCACCTCCCAAATCTATCAAAATATATAACAACAATTGTCTTTGAAAATACGGTATTCCAAACTTTATCGGGAATGCTGCTGGAAAACTTGATGTTGTCAATCTATCACTTGCAGGTTCTATTACTATATCCTGATCTACCATTTTTTTTACATAGTTTTCAATCGTTGTATCGTCATCATCAGCAGGACGGATATTATATACAGGTATTTTTGATATTTTTCGTTTGACGGCTTCTCTTCTTTTTTCTATCGTGTCAAGCATAGGATATTTAGTACCAATCTCTGTCGATGTTTCCCACTCTGGCAATAATTCATCGACTCTATCAATATCTGTATTTTTTGCCAGGGTATATAATTGTCCTGTTATTATTTTAATCCATATTGACAAACTTTTAATAAATTTATAAATTATTCGTTCACTATCAAATCTATTTGCAGTTAATTTACCATCAGGATAGCATTGAGCTAAATAATTTTGTGATTCTTCATCTGTAAACGACCGAAAACTATTAATATTTTTCATACAAATGTTACCGTTCCTCTTATATATATTTCGCCACTTGCAGCCACTAAATTACTAGACGGATTGTTTACCGTTACTGCTGTCAATCTTGCTCCTGTTGCATCTGTAATAGTTCTTAGAAATGTTTTTATGTCTTCTAATAATATAGTATATGTTGGATTTCCTACCTGTGCATTATCACGGAAAAAATCTATCAATCTATTTCTTACAGCATTCTGCATACTTACAGTATTTGGAGTTAAGTCCTGTAATTCAAAATTTTGTTGTACTAATATTGGCGCAAATAAATATAAATTTTCATCACTTGTTAACGTTGGCCAGTTTCCATCATCAATTATTTGTTGTTTTGTTTCATCTAATATTGTTTGAGATGGTGTTATCGAAACATCGTTATCTCTCAATACGTATATTACAGTTTGTCCCAGGGCTGGTATATAACCCGGTACCCCTGGAGTTCCTACAGGTGATGTTTGCCCACGTTCGACAAATACTCTAGTATTACCAGCAATTTTTTTTGCAGAGAATATTTCTCCAGATATAGCCGCAATTCCTGGTGTAAGATTTTGAGCTTCGCCAACTCTTACCTTAAAATCTTTTGTGCTTTCTAAATCAGTTCCACCACTTATTCCACCTGTTTGCGCATATGCAGTGTCATCTATATCTACAACATCTATTTGCAAAGTACCACCAGCACCTATATTTGTGTTTTGTCCGCTTGCTAAACATTCTATGTTTAGTGATGCATATGTGGCTAGATAATCTCCGCTGTCTGTTGTTAGACTACCTGCTGTCAATTCATATTGAAATGTTACATTGTCTATTACAGTTATTACAAAAGTTCCGTTGTAATCTGTTTGCACAGCATTAGATATTGTTACTGTTATTCCTGTTGATAATGTGTGTTCTGCGGCTGTTATTGCTGTTACAATACCCCCAGAATAACTTAAATCTATCTCCCCTTCATATTCTTGCACAACTGCATCTTGTAACACAGAATATGTTAAACCGTTATTTCCTGTTAGGTTTGTGCCTGTAGGGATTATTGTATTTAATACACCCTCAACACTACAAAATCCTATAGCGCTTTGTGGTTCGTTTTGTGTTATTTTATTGTACTCACCAGTTTTGGCAAGGAAATCGCCATCCTGAGTTTGCCAGAACATTTGATCAACTGCATCCTCTAATCCTTCCTGCAAATTGCTTGCAGCTACAGCACTGGTAACGGCTGCCATTTTTGCCAGACTTGCTTCTATAGTAGGATCAACTTCCGGTAATTCTTTTGAAAATTTACCCACTATTGAATTATAAAAATCTGTAACTGTTTTTAATAATAATGGCATTAAATAGCCCTCCACAACGAATTATATTTTAATGTTGTATCATTCGACAACTCGATAGTCCCTGCAATGTTATCTCCGATTATTTCCGCTGTGATTCTTTTTGCACCATATTTACGAAAATATTTCAAACATAGTTTTGTATACTCAGCTATCTCGTTTTTATCTGTTTGTGTATTTCTACTTTGTGCTTTTGTATACAAATAACTACCAGCCTCATATCCGGGTTTCGTTATCAGATCACCCAGCCATCCCCCACGCTCACGCGGAGTAGACACTTGAAATCTGCTCGCACGTTTATTAGTAAACATCTGGTAATATATAGCTGTCTCAAAACTATCAACCGTCACAAACTGTTTATTTTCAATTACCAGATCAAATGTAGTATCTTCTAATTGTTCAACTTTAAAGTCTTGCATTTATAACTCCGGCACTTCAATTTCTTCTATTTTTGCAGGATCAATATCCGCTGTTGAAGCAACTGTGGGGCTTCCGGTGCTTCCCGATACTGCTCCTGCGAGACTATCCACCAAACTAAACCCGGTGCTTGCATTTGTATGAACATGGTTATCAAAATCACTTTTTAATTGATCAAAAGCTGTTTTTAGTTCGTTAAACCTTACCATATTATCTCCGCCGAGAGTATCCCCTATTTTAAACTTTATTTTATCATCATCTGTATATCTCATTCTTGCTTTTAGTGTTGGTATCCCTATTGCTAATTCTTTATCATTCAAATCATCGTCTCTATTAATTATATCAGTAGCAATTGTCACTAGCGATTCTTCATTACCATCTGCCTGCATTGTCAAACAATATATATCAGACGTGTCAGGTAATTTATAAAATATCCCATACGGTATTATTTTTAATGCTTTTTTATTCTGTCCATATATTTTTACTTTTATTATTTGTTCGTCTACTGTTTCTACTTTTGTAGTACTTTTAATTAGATTTTTAATTTTTTGCATTATGTTAAAATACATAATTACTCCTGATAGACATCTGCTAACACAACTGTATTAGCGTTATATGTAGACAGATCGGCTTCTAATGTATATGCGTCAGGCTCTGTCATTGTTAATGTAGTATATTCCCCGGCTTCCGAAAAATTATATCTTACATCTTTTATTACAAATATTCCTTTTACACCTTTTTTTGTATCTGTTACATTAACAATTTTTCCCTCTTCCCACAGCTCACCATTAGCGCTAAACCCTGCTACTTTTGCAGTATATTGAAAACTTCTTATCCGCCTTATGTTTGCTTCCTCTATAGCCGCAAATGCGCACTCATCTGCATTCATAGGTTTATCAGATATTTTCTCAAATAATCGTGTATCTCTTACCAGAGAATCAGTTGCCTCTCCAACCACATTAAAATTAGTTGTTTTCTTTTGTTCTGTTACATTAGCGTTCGAATAAACCTTATAGGTACCAAACCTCTGCGAATAGTCCAGGTTAATGCTAGACTCTAATATATTTATTCCCTCGACTAGATGTGTTTTGAGTACACCTCCAGGTCTCCTGATTATAATATTACCGTCTCCGTCTGTGTTTAGAAAGACCTGTACTTTTCGTGCATATTCCTGCAAAAACTCAAAACAATTTTTTCCTGTCTCAGCTGCTTTTACTTCATCATTAAATGTAGCTACTATGTTATCTGTTATTGTTATATTTAATCCTAGTCCAGTAACCGCCTTTGATACTAAGTCTTTATATACCGTAACCCCATCGACATTTTTTAAATCATCTGGACAACTGCTATCTATAATATCTGCTGCTAAAGTCCTTAGTTTAAAATTTAAATCATGTGATGTATCACTCTCGCTATCATTAACTTTCTCTGCATACCCTGTAATTAGTTTTATATCATCAAGATATATAGAAACCTTATCATTTATTTTTATAACGCTATTTAAATCCACTGCCTCGCTTACTATTAATTGCGCCTCTTTTGAAAAATCATCAAGACTTCCTGAAATATCAACTTGTTTGTATAGATTGTATCCGGTTCCATTAACCTCAACACGTATCATATTTGAACTACCTCAATTTCACCCTGCATAGCATGTGCTGGTTGTTCGGTGTTTAATCCCTTTAGTATTGCAGAAATATTATTCAAATCTGTCTCGGTTTTAATATTTTCACCATACAGTTGATAACTTATAAGCTGTGCTGCATATTTTCTCTCTAGTTTTATTGATATTGTATTGTATGCGTTTTGTTCTTTGTTTGCGAAAACTTTTAAAGTTATATCCCTTAGTTTATCAAGATCATTTTTTATATCTGGTATTAATATTTTAGTTGTATCATTTTCTATTAGTGTTTCGTATATATCAATTATCTGATTTCTTATTTCTTTTACATCATTTACAGTTGTATAATTTCTAGTTGTAGCTGTAGTCAGCATTCCTATTATACCATACAGACGAAAACTATTTATTATTGTTATTCTATTATTATTCCTAACTTCCCTTTCCTGTGTAGTCTCATTCCATACTGGAATACCATAATCACATACTACTTTTTCAGAAGTTCCGCTCGGTCGTGGGAATATGTTATTGTTAATATCATTCATTTCGTTTGTATAATCAAAACCCAAACACGTAATTTTTACAAACATATCATAATTATTTGTCTCTAATCTTATTCTTTCTAAATATCCGGTAGGATTTGTCTGTGCAAACAAAATATTTGCAAGCGTGTTTCGATTATATATAGATATATTTATTTTACGTACAAATTCTCTATAGGCTTTTTTATTACCAGTTATTGCCAATACGTCAGCCGCTAATTTATTCAAATCATAGATAATAGCGTTTATGTTATTATTTGTAGCTGGTACAATATAATTCAAAATGACTCTCCTATTAATCCTGATGTTGTATTAGCGGAGGCAGACGCATCCTGGCTTGTAGCAACCGAACTAGTCGGCGCTGGTTTTTCTACCGTTTCTGAGAAAACAACACTTGTTGTAATCTCGCCTATGCTTTCCTGTGTCATTCTTGCCGAGGCTGGTCTTGCTACTATATTTTCAAACACTCCTAATGTAGGCACAGACAATATACCCGGAGTTTGGTCTTCAACCGCTAATTTGAACAGTTCAAAATCGTCTTTATAATTAGCACCCTGAAAAAATATATCAATAGTGAGCTGCAATGGCGCTACCCCTTGCGCCTCTTCATACCTCACTGAACTGTTAGGATAATTATGTGTAATTCGTTTTTGTCCATAATCATCTAAACTTTCCTGTCTAACAAAAAATGGAACTGATTTATAGCTTGCTGGTAATAACCCTGTTGTCCTACTCATATAATCCTACTTCGCATAATTCATATTCATTCCGAGATTCCCCGATTTGTTAAATGGTTGTATACCTATCCCTTTTTCAGTATATATGTTCAAATCCATGTTAGCATTAAGATTTTGATTTTGGTTATTTACAACTGGTGCTACTGTTGGTGTTGTAGGCGCTGCCACGTATTTAATATCATACTGTGATCGTCTTAACATTGCGGCTAAATCTCCGACTCTTTTTACTGTCAATCGTTCTGTAGCCCCTGCCGCCTGGTCTAGCGCTCCTGTTATTTTTTCTGTGTTATATAATGCATTTTTCTGTCTATCTTCTAATGATTTCATTATATCTGTATTTTTTGTTTCTTCAATATCAGCTTGCATCCTGGCTCTTTCTTTGTCCATCTCAGCCTGTTTTTTTCGCATCGCTTCTTCATCACCAAACAATTTTTCTTTAAAGTTAGCAATTCCTTGTAGTGCATTTTTAGCCCATTTCCCAACACCTGGTATGTTAGAAGCTACTTTCAATATAGCTTCTAGCGGATTGAGTAACGCTGATACAATAACTTTACCTATCGCTAAAATTCCCTGACCTATACCGCCTGTTGTGAATGCCAGTTTTACATATTGCCACCGCAATTGTATTTCTCTAATCACGTCTATAATTGGAAGAAACATTTTGGTAACATTTATAATAACTTCTCTTAAAGTTTCTGGATCAACATTGAAAACATCTGCTATTTTATCAGTTACATCTGTAAAGATGTTTTTTGCTTTATTCCATAGCTCCATTACTTTATCCCAATTTTTATACAGAATTATAGTTAATCCAATAGCAATACCTATTGCTGTTATAACCATTCCTACTGGGTTTGCCCTCATAAGAGCATTAAATATCGCCTGTACAATATTAGCAGATTTTTGAGCTTTTACCATTCTCATTATAATATTAACATATTTTATCATTGGCGCAACTGCTACAGCCGTCATCATTGCAACTCTGTAAATTTTCCATGCAACTACCATCCCTAATATCATGGGAACAAATGGTTTAATTATTTTATACATTATCTTAATTGTATTTATTGCTTTACTAATAATATTCATAGCTAAATCAAATGCCTGTACAATTCTCAATCCTATTTCCTCAGCGTTTATCCCGGCTACTATTTTGTTAAGTTTTTTGAATATATCTGTAATTTTTGGCAATATAGGTAACATTATCTGTCCTAGTTTTTCCCCAAACCTGGTCTGTAATACTCTTTGCTGGTTTGCTAACGATTCTTCTAATGTTTTATTAAAATCTCCTTGCGCATCCCTGGAAGCGTTCATGATAAATTGATACCTCAACATTGTTTGTTGCTGTTGTGACATGTTCTTCCACTGTGTTTTAATACCCTGTGTCAACGCAAATGTCTCCATGTTGGCTACACTCATATTTATGCCGAGCTGTTTTAGGGGTTCTGTCTCTCCTGAAATTCCCGACCTAAGTTTCATAAACGCTTCTTCATGTGGTAAGTTATAAAATGACGCAAAATCCCCGGCTAATCCGGTTAAATCCTGCGCCATATAGGAGAGGTTATCGCCAGTAATCCCAGTAGATTTTAATAATGCTCCCATAGTTCCTGTAAACTGCTTTGCTTGTAATTCAGATAAACCAAATGAGTCAAGTGCTGTTTTAGCCCATGCATCCATTACGGGGGTTGCCTCTTTAAATGTGGTTGATACAACGTTTTGTGCTTCTGTCAGATCACTTGCTAAAGAAACACCTTTTACAAACGCTGCTGTCAATCCTCCGATAGCTGCTATGGCTCCTACTGTTGTCAATGTTCTAAATCCTGATTGTAATCCTGCTAATTGTTGTTGTGCTATTCCCACATCTTTTATTAATTGTTTTTGAGCATTTTTCATAACTTTTAATTTTGGAGAATATTGATCAATTAGTTTATATATATACTCTATTGTATTAGCCACCTAAACCCCTATTTGTTTTTCTCTACATAGTCATTAACTTCATTTATTACAATGTCTCGCTCAAAACTGCTCATGTTAACAAAATCCTTAAATCCAATTCCGCCGTTTGTAATAATAGATACCCTTACAGCATGCTTTATTTTGTCATAGCTCCTGTTTGCTTTTCCTGTTGTTTTGTCTCCTCGACAGCATTCTGTAAGGGATTTACGAAAAAAGCCATGTAGTTAAAGACGATTTTCAGTTTATCATCTCTATGTATTCCTTGCCAGATAGGTATCGTCATTTGTTGGTTTATATCTCCAGCATATACTAAACCTGCATTTATCAAGTCCTCAAACTTTTGTACGTATTCTGACAATGGCACTGCTCTTGACATGCTGGCAAACATTTTTAAGCCCTTGCCAACTTCATCAACTTCTTTTGTAGATGGGCAATCTTTTTTGTGAAAATCTTCTACATCTTTGCTACTGTCATTTGCGATTGTTTTATTTCTCTGATTTTGATCTTGCATAGTTGGAGCATTAAACATAGATGTCGTAAACATTTGTTCAAAATCCATTGCCACAAACTCAGTATCATAAGTAATGTCTTTGCAAATAACTGTTTTTACATCAACATAATTACCGTCTTTTGAGACTTTGTAAGGTTTTGTTTCGACAACTAACAA